AAACACGCTATGCCAAACCTTTTGAAGGCGTACAAGTCAAGATTCCTTACACAACAGGTATGAGCCCTTACTCAGGTCTTACTGACTTGATTGAGAAAAAAGGCCTGCTTAAAAAAGAAGGCAACAGTCTTGTGTTTACCACCAGTGCTGGAGAGATCATCAAGAAGTTCCGCAAAGGGTGGGAACGCAACGATGACTCGTGCTTGGATGTTGTGATGAAAGACTTTGGTAATCAGAAGGCAGAGGTAACTACAGTCGAGGAGGATGCAGAATGAGCGAAGTAGTAGCAAGTGAAATTTGGGGCGAACTTAAACGTTTTGTAAACACGGTGGATCGTGCAGAGGCTGCAGAAACTGTGGTACAAATCTTGATGGACAATGACTCAGACGTAGAAGATATTCGTAATGCCTTCAAGGGCGATTCAGATATCAAACGTGCATTGACAGCATATCTTGATAACGACAAAGATTATGTTGATGAAGAAGATGCCGAAGAAGACGAAGACTTCGATGACTTTGATGACAAAGACTGGGAAGACTGATGTGGTATAGTCGCGTAGTTGGTGATTTAAGTCTACTTCCAGACTTTGTTGCCTACTATGAGAACGAGCTAGATTCCGCCAAAAAAGATTGTCGTATTGGCGGTATAGTAGAAAAAAACATTACTGCATTACCAGGAATTACCGAGCATCGATTTAATCAATTGCAAGAGATTGAAGCGGTGCTTAATTTTCTCAACATACAGTTGCGCAAAATACGTCGCCGACACTTTCAAAAATATCTCGAAGGCTATGCTAGAGCATTAACATCTAGAGATGCTGAAAAATATGTTGACGGAGTAGATGAAGTCATTGACATGGAGACACTTATTAACGAAATTGCACTACTGCGTAATCGTTGGTTAGGTATCATGAAAGGTCTTGATACCAAACAGTGGCAGATGGGTCATGTGGTACGATTGCGTACTGCTGGCATGGAAGATATACAAGTTTAAAGGAATCAATGAGTTATCTATTTACAAGTGAAAGTGTGTCTGAAGGACACCCAGACAAAATAGCAGATGCTATTAGCGATGCGGTGTTAGATTTGGTCATGTCCAAACAAGACACAGCATTACGTTGTGCATGCGAGACATTGGTTACTACTAATCGTGTTGTGGTTGCAGGAGAATACAAAGGCATTTTACACGCCGAAGAAGTCGATAGTGCAGTTCGTAAGGTTATTAAAGATGTTGGATATGAACAAGCAGGATTTGATTGGCAAACAGTAGAAATTACAAATTTATTGCATGGTCAAAGTGCTGACATTGCGATAGGAACTGACACATTTGGTGCAGGCGATCAAGGCTTGATGTTTGGGTATGCCTGCAATGAAACAGACGCACTCATGCCTAGCGCAATTTATTGGAGTCACAAGATTGTGGAACATCTTGCTAAGTTACGCAAAAATAATGACTTAGCTTGGCTTGGCCCAGATGCAAAAAGTCAAGTGACATTTGAATACAATGATGATGGCATTCCAACACGTATTGCCAAAGTGGTATGTAGTACTCAACACAGCAACAACATGCCCATTGGTATTGTGCGAGCTGCTGTTGAGGAAGTAATTCGTAGTGTGTTACCCATGAGATTAGTAGATGAACAAACTGAATTCTTTATTAACCCTACTGGTCGATTTGTCATTGGTGGCCCTGATGGCGATACTGGGCTTACTGGCCGTAAGATTATTGTTGATACTTACGGTGGCTATAGTCCTCATGGTGGCGGAGCCTTCAGTGGTAAAGATCCTACTAAAGTGGATCGTAGTGCCGCTTACATGATGCGGTACCTTGCTAAAAACATTGTGGCCAGCGGGCAAGCGCCTTGGGCTACAGTACAGATTAGCTATGCCATTGGTATGGAACAACCAATGAGTTTTTATGTAGAAACTAATAGTATTTCTCAAAGCCGCATGTTAACAAAACAAATTCAAGAAGTTGTAGACCTAACACCAAAAGGTATTATTGAACGTTTTAATCTGTTCCGACCTATCTATAGTAGCACCACAAACTATGGACACTTTGGTAAAGACTACTTGCCCTGGGAAAAAACAGACCTGTTCTGATACTGTGTTTAAATAACAGTATGAAAATTGTTATAGTCACAGGGGGCTTTGACCCCATCCACTCCGGGCACCTTGCCTACTTTCAGGCAGCAAAACAGCTAGGAGACAAACTTGTAGTTGGACTCAATTCAGATGAATGGCTTACTCGTAAAAAAGGCAAGCCATTCATGCCCATGAGTGAACGCTTTGCACTGGTCAGTGCTTTGAGCATAGTAGACGAGGTTGTGGTCTACAATGATACTGACAATAGCAGTTGTGACGCAATCCAACTGATCAAGCAACGTTATCCTGCCGCCGATATTGTATTTGCCAATGGCGGCGATCGCACAAAGGATAACATTCCTGAAATGGTCATTGATGATGTGGAGTTTGTGTTTGGAGTCGGCGGTGAAAACAAAATGAACTCTAGTTCGTGGATACTCGAAGATTGGAAAAAACCTCGAACAACTCGTGCCTGGGGCTACTATCGTGTGCTACACGAAGTTGGAAATCATGTCAAACTCAAAGAACTAACTGTGGCCCCAAAAACATGTTTAAGCATGCAACGTCACGATCAACGTGCTGAGTTCTGGTTTGTGGCCGAAGGTGAAGCCGCAGTGTATACCCTGGATAATTCTAGTGATCATGATCTTGTTGGACATTTTGGAGTGCATGAGCATATCTGGATTGCTAAAAATCAGTGGCACATGCTGTGCAACGAAACTGACCAACCTCTTAAACTAATTGAAATTCAGTTTGGCGAGAACTGCGTAGAAGAAGATATCGAACGCCGATGAAAGCCATACCAGTCTACATTGGCTACGACCCAAGAGAAGCCATTGCTTTTCACACCTGTGCTAACTCTATTATAAGACATGCATCAAAGCCAGTGGCTATTATTCCTGTGGCATTAAACTTGTTTCGTGACTATGAAGAAACACACACCGATGGCAGCAATCACTTTATCTACACTCGTTTCCTTGTGCCGCATCTACAAGAATACACCGGCTGGGCCATCTTCATTGATGGTGACATGATTGTACGTGATGACATTGTGAAACTGTGGGAGTTACAAAATCCCTACATGGATGTGATGGTGGTCAAACATGATTACCAAACACGCATGCCTGTAAAGTACTTAGGAGCAAAGAATGAAAACTATCCTCGAAAAAATTGGTCTAGTGTTATTCTGTGGAATTGTAATTCTTTTCCTAACAGGCAACTTACTCCCCAGTTCGTCCAACACGCCACCGGCAGTGAGCTCCACCGCTTCTCGTGGTTAGATGATGACCGCATTGGTGAACTACCTCCTGAATGGAACTGGCTGCCTGATGAATACGGTATCAACCGAGATGCCAAACTATTACACTACACGCTAGGCACGCCTTGTTTTCAAGAGTTTGCTGACACTCCACAAGGCGATGAATGGCACAGAGAACGCATACTTACAGAGTATTGCCAGCAAAGGTTGATAGAATGAGTGATGGCAGTGAGAGATCAGCACCAAGACCTAGAAGTGTTGATGCAAATACATTTGCAAGCAATTGGGAATTGACGTTTGGAAGGAAAGAAAAACCGGGTGTTAACACACCACCCCCTCCTTTAGAAATACACGAATTAGATATGGTCACTGACCCTATCAAAAGTATTTTTAGAGATATACTAAAATGGAGGGTAGACCCTGACGGGCATTACTATGGTATCAGCATTGATTATATTATGGATCAAATTAAATTATTAAACACAGGCAATGTGGCAGCCATAGCAAGTGATGACAAGGATTTTGAACTCATGTACGAGAAAAAAGGAAAACGGTACGATCCAATTTTACAAAGTTTTATACAGGGCTCTGGCGGCAGATTAAGCACCTGGGCTCGAGAAGAAGCCACATCAACACCGGTGGTGATACGTGGGATTACTAGAAAGAACCAAATGCTTGAATGCCGCGACACCGGCAGAACTTTTTATTACATTGACACTGGATATTTTGGCAACGGCAAGAGAAAAACCTATCACAGAATTACCAAAAATGATGTACAATGGTTTGGTGATATTGTAGAACGTCCTGGAGATAGATTTGTTGCTACCGGGGTGCAATTAAAAAAATTCAGAAGAGGAACTAGCATACTATTGGCGCCGCCTAGCCAAAAACTATTAAATCTATACAACATTGTGTTAGAAGATTGGTTAGAACAAACACAAGCAGAAATACGACAATATACTGATCGTCCTATTATAGTGCGCACCAAACAAAG